AACTTGATTTCGCTTCATTTGCGTCATAACTCTTTGCATATACTGTTCAACATCGTTGGGCGCGACATTACCAACATCAATATAAAACACACGACGTTCAGGAGAGCGAACAATTCGATACGCCATCATTGCGTCTTCAAGAAGAATTAATTGACGGAAAATTCTACGTGCCGGTTCAAGAATTGATGTTCCGTAAGGGGCATATTTATCATTGCCCAAAATTCTAAAATGTGCAATCTGCCAATTTTCAAAAGTTAAACCACCCGAGTTCCATTGGAACTGAACATATTTTGGATTATCTTTGTCTTCTCCTTCCAGGCGCTCAATCTCGTGTGTTGGTAGACCAACAATAGATTGAACTCCAAGTTTCTCATCGATATCTAAATACAGAAAAAAATCGCCATATTTACACATGGTACGCGACCAACCAAAAAGATTAAAATCAATATTTAAAACAGTATGATATAGTTCATGGAGCACGGCTTTAATTTCTTCGTTATGACACTTAATACCTAAAAGCGGTTGAAGCTCTGAAGAAGTTGTCATTTCGTCTGCGTAAATGTCAAGCCCAGAAGCAATCTCGGGAGTATACTCCATTTGTTCAAAATCTTGATACCTTTCGGCGCGAAGCTGGTTAGCCATAATAGCTGTGCTTAATTGCTCAAAAGGATTATATGAGGATTTCTTAAAGTTTAATCCACCGGCTGATTGGAATTTAAACTTATCTAGCTGTACCCGACGAAGCTTTCTGCTTGTCTGTGTACGGTAGTTAACTAATGGACCAGAAAGCAGCCGCGTTAATTGCCTAAAAAGAGCAGACTGGTTATTTTTTGGATTATTATTGTTTTTTGCCATTTGTTTTATCTCTTATATAGCCAGCCAAATTCTTGGATCATATCTTTTGCCTGCTGTTCTTTGCCTTTAAGATCCATATCATTTCGATAGCCTTCTTGTCCTTTAATTTGATTGTTTATTTTTGTTGATGTAACAAACATAGAATTGACAAATGCCTTTCTATATTCTTGATCCAATTTGCCTGCTTCAAAAGCCGTATCTCGTACCCAACAGCCAATCGCAAGAGCCATAGTTAAGTCATCATTATAACTTCTCATAGCCTCGGGACGACCATTGTTCCAAATAAAGGTTTTTAACTCATTCAATGTCCTAGAAGAATATATGGTAATTAGTTTATTTCTAATGAATTCTTCCATTTTTGCAATAATCAAAGGGCGCGTTTTCGATGTGGTCGAAAAGCCAGCGACAGCATTGGACATATTTTCACCCATCAATTGCTCAACATATTCATGAGTAGACTTAATGGAAAAGTATATATTATTATACTGTAGTTCTTGCAACTTTGTTAATATTGCAATACCAACAGAATTATTTTCAACAACAATCATCGCATTATTATATTCATGCCCTATGCTATTAACCATATCAGCGTAGACATCTAGAGTGGGCTTGCCTTGATACTCGGCAACAATCTCCATTGTTTCCAGCTTTATAATGTGAAGTGTAGAATTATCTTTGCCATCCCCTCTCGCCACGTCAGCCGACAACAGGTAGCTGCAACCATCTTGTGCCTTTTCCCAAATCCAAAAATTTCTATCAAACCCGGTTCTATATTGAGGTTCTTTAACCATTGTTTCCAGCCAGTCCAAATCTTCGGGATGAACAACCGTCTCACCTGACATATTAAAATTACATTCTAATTCTTGTGCAATTTGCCGCTGGGACATGTTCTTGGTTTCTTTCTCGAACCATTCTCGATCCCTATCGGGATGCACATCCCATAATAACTTGGTTGGAACAAAATCGTTTTGACTCTGTTCTGAATCGATATATGTTTGGTGAAACCAATTTCCCACACCATTAGGAGTAGACAAGGCTATGCAACGCCCACCTGTTGATAGTGTGGGGTATAGCCCTGTCCACAGTTCATCGAGCCCTTCAACGTGAGCCGCCTCATCAACCACAAGTAGTGATAACGCTTCTGAACGACCGGCATCAGAAGATGTGGATGAGGCTTTAATTTCAGAGCCATTAGAAAGAACGAATGACGCTCTGTTATCAATTGTTATATTTGCTATCTGCATCCAAGGCGGCAGGTTTTTAATTATATGTTTGACTTTTTTAACAAGGTTTCCTGCTGTTTGAAACTTGGTTGCAATGACAAGGATGTTTTTATTCCTATGGAACATCATCATCCACGCAATATACGCAGCAGTAGTGGTGGATATTCCCAACTGTCTTGCTTTCAATATTACATTGAATCGGTGATCATTAAAATCCCGTAATAACTCTTTCTGGAAAGGGTATAACTTAAACGGTATTAGACCTTCCAGGGGGTGGGCAATTCTTGCATAATTGTCAATAAAATAAACCGGGTCTTTGCCGCTCTTTAAGATCTCTTTTAAAATTTCATTTTTTGTAAGTTCAAACGACATTTAATCATTGTTTTATTTATTTTTGCCCAAGGAAAGAAAATCACGAATGGATTTGTCCAACCTATCTTCGGAAGGCTCAGCAACTGGCAGTATACCATCGAGATTGCCAATTTTATAATGTCGCTGACCCGTAACAAATACGCGAACTTTTGAAGTGTTCTGAACTAATACATCTACTTCGGTTGCTGGGGTTAATGAAAGAGAATCTCCTGTAACTTTCTTATATTCTTTTTTGAGAAAATTGGCGACATTCTGAATCATATCTTCAACTTCTGCTTCGATATCTCCTGCATAAACATCTTTTAATTTGATATCACTCTGATAACTAATGCATAAAAGGTTGCCATGGAATCGTATGCCAAATCCATCAACGACGCGGGAGTCTACAATTGCGTCCCCCTCTTCTCTTTTTAATCCAATCTTTCTTTCCTCGCCGTCAAGAGAATATTTTTTATCGTGAGCGCCATCATACGCATTTGCGGCGGCTTGTGAAATTCCCCTTACGATATCTAAAACTGTTGCCATTTATTTGTTTTCTCCTTTGTTGGGACGCCAACCGGATGCCCAGCGCTCTTCCCTGCCATCAATCCACCGAATGTAGCATTGATAACAACAATCATGTTTATTCATATAAATATCATCCTTAGTGTTGAAAGAATAAATATCGCATATAGAACAAACTCTATTGCTATCTTTATTAAGTAGTTTTTTTGATATTAAAACTCCCTGAACTTCTACTTTTTCCGCTTTTTCAGATATTTTGTTGTTTTTTTCATTTAATCGCTTAAGTTGATCCATGTATTCTCGTTCTTTTTCCGGTGTCCAGTCTTTTGCTGGATGTTGTACAGTCTCTACACCATATTTTTCGGCAATTGCTTTTTCAACTTTTATAATGTAATCTGGATCTTGCTTGGATTTTGTCATTGTACAATATTTGCTGCGGCATAAAACACCCCCAGAGAAAGCCCGATGCCTGCAACGGCACCTCCTGCTAGCCACCAATGATTATTTTTATTTGGTTGCTTAAGCGACATCTCTCTATAGGTATTAATTTCATCATTCTTGATATCCATCAAAAGCGTGTGTTTTTCGTTCAAAGAGTCGTGACTTATTTGAAGCGTCGATAATTGCAATTGCATTTCGGAACGCGCTTTCGCTACTTCATATTCTACCAACAAATCACATTCGGTTAAAGAATATTGGTGCGCCGTAATTAATTCTGCTGTGGCTGGTGGGTTAAACAAGGTGCCCGCAAAAGGTGCTGTCTCACCTTGTTCCAGGTGTGTAAACATCGGCTCTTCTTCTGTGTCTTGCGCGTAGGCAGGGGTGCATAAAAACAAAGCAAAGCTTAGTATCGGTGCCACAATCTTATTCCACATACTTAAATCCAAACTCCTCTGTAATTGCCTTGTTGGCAAATTCTGGATCTTGTTCAAGCATCGTTATTAATTCTAAATATCTTGCTCTTTTGTCAATAGTTAAGTCGTCCAAGGATCTTTCATAGTGCTGTTCCAGTTTGATTAGTGCCTCGGTGCGTTTACGAATTGCTTCATTTCTTTTTTCTATTTCGGCATTGTGGATGCTGTCCAGCACTTCAACTTCCTTTTTATAGCTCTCGATAGTTGTATCGAGCACTTTGGCATATGCACCAACGTTCTTTCTCGCAACGACCCAAATAACGAGAGTCCAGGCTGCGACCGCAGCAAGCTTCCAATGGTGTTTACACCAAAGCCATCCTTTTTTCATATATAATTTTATAGTTAGCCAAGTCATTTATTCTCCATATTTATACGCCTTCATAACATCCACTGCTCCTTGGGTGCCAATGTAAACCATGGCAATCATACCCCATGTCTCCGAGGCTAAATCGGACCAAACCATAAGTCCCGTTGCTGTTAAAAATGTAAGTAACTTGCGGGAAACTAATTTTTGTAATACCTTATCTAATAAACCATTTTGCATTTTCTTGTATCTCCTGTTATATAAATAGTCAAAAACATTATTGACTTACATGTGCATAACCATTTTTCTTTTCAATGTTCACGATATAGTCCACACAGTCTTTTAGCGAATCCAAATGAGATATTAGAATCACTGTCTTAAAATACGATTTGACCATATCTAATATTCTAACAAATCCTTCTAGATTTTCTGCATCGAGAGCCGTTC